TAGAGGGCCAGCCATCCCCGGATGCTGACCCCTCGGTACGTGGACTCCATCTAACCCTCCGTGACGTTGATGCCGGCAGCGACCGGCGTGGCTGCATCCGCCTCGGGGTTCCCCTGGAGGCCCAGGAGGAGCCGGAGGCTGTCTACGGTCTGCCCTACGCGGTCCTGGACATCCGGCTCGCTGGTCATCCCGACGACCTCCGAGAGGTCCGAGAGGATGTCCGGGAGGGAGAGGAACGCGGGCGGGACCGGTAGCGGTGCGCCAGGGTCCCCAGGTTCCACGACGGCATCGGGTTGGAGGAGGACAGCGAAGATGCCCCCAGGCAGGCCCTCCCGGTCCCCGACCTTCGTGGCCGCGCCCCGGACCTTCCAATGAGGGACCCAGACCGGACCGTCAGGACATCCCCGGTAGCGACCATCCAGGAGGCTATCGAACGACCTCGTGAGTCGGACGTTGTCGGGCTTCCGGTCCCCTCCGAACAGGATTGCGTGGTACCCGTCGAACGTGAGGCTGCCGGACTTGGCTTGCATGGACCTCCGGTACACCCCGTAGTCCACGGCGAGGATGACCCAGCCATCGTTGCGGAGGTGGGCCTTCGCCGCATCCCAGTCGTTCGACTTCTGACCAGAGAAGCCGAGGGTCCGGCCCCCTAGTTCATCGAACACCTCGTCCCATTCGTAGTAGTTCGTGGGCCCGTCCCCCATCCCTCCGATGTCCCGGATGGTCGGAACGCTGCGGATGACGCGGCCCTCGGTCAGGGCGTCGAGCCCCATCTGAGTCGAGCGAACCCCGCAGTCCACGGAGGCGGTCGAGATGCCGGTGAGTTGGGGACGGTGGCGCGGCCAGTACATAGGGCCCTCCTAGTGGTGCTTCGGGGGGAGGCGTCGAGCATAGAAGGCGACCAGGGCGAGGCTGAGGATGAGTGCCAGGGTCAGCAGCGCGATGACCCCGAAGCGGAGGAACGGGAAGATGCCCAGGTCCTGAGCGGTGGACCCCCAGAGGTAGGAGGAGGCCGAGTAGAGGCGCAACGCTGCCATGGTCAGGAGCGCCGCAAGGCCGTACTTGAGCGGTGGTGTCGCGCTCCCGTTGAGGCGTCGGGATACCAGGACCCCGACCACGACCACGCCGAACAAGGCGATGCTGAGCGCGAGGGAGATGTCGCGGTCCGTGGGCAGGTCAATCATTGCGGCGTCCTAGTACGACCTGGACCCCGAACATCGCCGTCGCTGCGGTGAGCGCGGACGTGCCCAGGCCCAGGAGGAGAGCGGTGTCCAGGTCCCGGTCCTGGACGACCTCGGAGATGAGGACGACGATGACGATGAGGAGGAACGCGAACGAGAACACAGCCCCAGCGGCAAGCCGTAGGAGTTCTTGGAGTTCGCGCTCGTCATCTCGGCGGGGACCCTCGGGAGACATGCCCCGAGTCTAGCGCCGGACCCAGCGGTGCGCGACCCCCCGCACGGCCCATTCCGTGCCGGTAGCGACGAACAGCCCTCCAGCGATGAAGCCCAGGAGGAACGTCAGGACTTCCATGACCTACATGCTACCCGTTCTACGCAATCCGCAGTTCTGCTTACAGCACCAGGATTGAGGGGACCTTACGCCGACCCGAGGAAGCCGGGCCCCCGACCCAGCCCGCCGTGGCGACCCAGAAGCGAGTCGCTGTGGATGACCCGTAGGCGAAGCCCATGTTGATGTCGTCCTCTCCCGGCCCCTGGACGAACACGCCGAGCGCACCGCCCGTGTCGTAGGCCCCGCCCTGCCCGACGTGGACGAACTCGGCCCCGGAGGAGGAGGCCCCGGTGCCTGGGGATGGGCCAAACAGCGTGGTGTAGTGGCCGAGCGAGGCCTCCCCGATGGCAAGGACGCCCCCGACCTGATAGACCGCCCCGGCATGAGCGTCCCCGATGGTCGTGGAGACGGTCTGCCAGTCGGCCCAGCCGGTGTACTCGGTGTTCCCGCCATGGGCCCCGGAACCGTCAGCGCAGAGGAAGCAGGCGAATATCTGCAAGGTGCCAGAGAAGCCCGACATCGTCATGTTGTCATCGGTCCGGGCCTCCAAGCCCGAGTAGAGGCTGTAGATGCAGCCCAGGCGACCGTAATGCTCCTCCGCGATGCGCGAGGGAACGCTGACACCTCCGATGGTCAGGACGCCCGTGGGGTCACCCGTTCCGACGATGCCGATGATGGCTGACGTGGCCCCCTCGGGGATGGTCATCGCCTTGGTGCCGGCAGCGACATCCTCTAGGGATTGGATGCCGTACTCGATGCCGTTCAGGGTAGGCATCAGGTGGCGACCTTGCGGTACGTGACCTCGCCCGTCAGTCGCACATTCCCCGGTGAGCCAGTCGGCGTAACGAGACAGTCCAGACCCTCGACGTTGCCGATGCCGACCGTCAGCACGGTATCCAAGTCCTCGTTGATGGGGATGACCGACGATGGGGAGTCCGCAGACGAGTCAACCGATGCGATGGTGCTATAGCTCGTCATCGAGCGTAGGGCCACCGTCACATAGTTAGAGCCATCGTTGGTGGTGTTGACGTAGAGCAGGCCACGCCACTTCATGGCGTAGATGGACGACACGTCCCACGGCACATGACCGCGCAAGAAGCCGCCTGTGTTGGTCGTGTTCTGTGGGGCTACGTCGGCTGGTGCTAGGACGATGCTATAGATAGCCTCGCTCAGCCACCGCGTCCCGTCGTAGAAGTAGACCTCGTAGTCGAGGTCCGAGCGCCGATACCGCTGGCCTGTGGTCGGGGAGGTGGGGAAGGTCGTCCCGGTAGCGATGTCACCGGGAGTGTCGGCCTCTACGTCCAGCATGAGGGTCACGCGGGTCACGGTCGCCGCCGAGTCTACGTTGAAGCGAAGGACATCCCCTGAGGTCAGCGAAGTCGTCCAGCCGGTCAGGGTCGTGTCCTGCGACTTGGCAGCGGTCGAGAGGGTCGGGGGAGCGGAGGCCGTGATGGAGTCCGCATCGGTCGGGGGATGGTTCCCGTAGGAGTCCTTCCAGATGTCCACCACGATGTCGCCCGACTGGTCGGCCAGTAGGGTGACGCCCGTGATGGTGCAGTCAAACGGGACGATGATGTCCACTTGGTCGCTCGCTGCCGGAGCGTCCAGGACCACGCCCAACTTCGTCGGGAATGGAGGCCCAGCCCCGCCTGCGCTTGCGGCTGGCACCCATTCGCCCAGGTAGTCGTCGTAGGTCAGGACCTCCCCATCGGTGACCCCGTAGGTGTCCACATCGGTCAGGTCGTCCAGGGCCACGCTGCCAGCGGCCACGGTGCCGGGGACCCATTCCCCCAGGTAATCGTCGTAGACCAGGGCCTGCCCATCGGTGACCCCGTACGTGTCTACGTCCGTGAGGTCGTCCAGGGCGGCCACTACGGACCCGGCTTGAGGCACCCAGGCCCCCAGGTAATCGTCCCAGGTCAGTAGGTCCTGGTCGCTTGGAGCCCCCGCCGCGACATCGGCAAGGTCGTTGAGTTCCAGGGCCCCCAGGTCCCCCGCTACCTCAGCGAGAGCGGCCTCGACGTTCGTGGCCGTATAGAGGGCCCCCGAGTCAACGATGTCGATGCCCTCAGCGGTATGGGCTGAGGAGGTATCGGCCTCGTGGGTCGCAATCTGTGACGCCGCCGAGGAGATGGCCGTCCAGGTCGCACCATCGGACCGGTACAGGATGTCTGTGTCGGTCGCGTAGTAGAGGGCCCCCTCATCGACAGCCGTGGCTGCGGGGATGGCCGAGTACAGCCCCTCCTGGAACCAGTCGCGAAGCCTACCGGCCATGTCAGTCCTCCACCCAAGTCATCATCACGGAGCCATCGTCGTCATGAAGTATCTGCCAGTCGTCGGGGTCCGCTACCGGGTCCGGGCGGAACACCATCGGGACCCATCGACGCGAGTGTACATGGCTGTCCACCGCTTCCCAAGTCGCGGGGCGGTTGGCGTGCTGGGTCAGGAGGTCCCCCTCGTTGCCGCCCTGGGTCATCTCGGGCGTGAAGCGGTAGGAGGCCGCGTCGGGCCCGACCAGGGCCACCTGTCGCTTCGCCTGGGAGCCGATGCGTCCCGGATTGAGGGACAACTCCATCGCCCTCATGGGGGACCCGTAGAACGCCTGGGCACCCTGGAACGCGATAGCCCCAGGGTTGAGGTCCAGTACCGGGGTCAGGGGGTCAGGGGCCACGTTGCGGATGACCACGGACTCGTAGACGGTCAGACCGAGATACCAACCCCAGAAGGACCCGCCCGAGGTGTAGAGCCCCGCGCTCACGGCCTCGTCCGCGCCGCCGAGGTCGGCGGTCAGGCCCTTCGTGCCGCCGCCCTGGAGCAGGCCCGCTGAGCCGACCGAGTTGTTGAAGTTGCCGCTGTACTGGTAGGCGAAGACGACGGCCAGTTGGTTCGCCCCCTCCACCGGGAGGGAGGCATCGCTGTTCTGGTAGCGCCACGAGTTGCCGCCGTTGTACTTGGACGTGTAGGCGTTCACGTCCCGGAGCAGGGGGACGTTGGCCGAGAAGTAGACGACCCGGACCCCGACGTTACCCCCGTTGGAGGAGTAGTAGCGGACCACATCATCAGCGCGGCCCCTGATGTCTGGGCACCACCAGATGCCACCGCCCGAGGTGACCGCCCCATTGGAGGTGTCGAACGCGACGTTTGTGCAGGCCTCCCCTCCGAAGGTGACCGTATCGGAGGCCTCAGGGCCCGAGTCATCGCCCGTGTCGAAGATGACGACCGCGCCGGTAGCGTTGGCCGGGATGGTCAGGGCCGGGGTCGTCCCGGTCCCGCCCGACTTCGTGGCGGTCGCACTCCCGTATCCCTCGTAGCCAATCATGGGGCGGTCCCCTTATGCGGCCTGTCGGAGGACGAGCATCCCGTCTGCGTGGGGCGTGTACAGAATCTCGGTGTTGGCCGCGTTGAACGGGAAGCCACCGCTGTCCGTGTAGCCGATGAGGATGTCCCCGGCCCCTCCGTCCACGTAGAGGTAGATGGCGATGCCGGTGGCGTCCTGGCTGCCTGGGGTCACGGTCCCCCCGGAGGCATTGAACTCATCGGCATCGAAGGTCAACTGGTACTCATCCTCGGCCGCGTCATAGGCGAACGAGACGTTCTGGCAATCAATCTCCTGGTAGCCGATGCCATCGAACTCCCCGAGGGTCCCGTCCTGGAGGTAGATGTCGTCCGGGTCGTATGAGAAGTCGGCGGTGACCAACTTGAGCCGGACATCGGGGGACCCGGCGAGAAGGCCGTTCACGACGGCGTAGTAGCCGCCCTGGTACAACTGGTCAGTCATCCGTCTCGGTGCCTCCTGCCGCCGTGTACTCGACAACGATGGCGCTGCCCTCGGTCGGCCACCAGTCTAGCTGGAACGACGCGGCATCTCCATCCTCTGATTGGGTCGGGGTCAACTTCCCGTTTACGAACACCTTGAGGGTCCCGGCCTTGTACTTGTCCGGGGTGTAGAACGACTTTTCGTAGCCGCTGGCATGGCCGATGAAGTGACCGGTCACCCGCTGACCGGCAGCCGCCCCGTCGAACGTCTCGACCTTGTGGACGGTGACGCCCTGCTCGGTCCCGTCGTTCCCGGCCCTCAGCCAGAGGGTCAGGCGCTCGTTGATGTCCTCTGTCTCGGTCAGGTCGGAGAACACGACCCACTCGGTAGGCTCCCCCTCTGACTCCAGCCATATCTTGCCCCGGATGGTGTCCCCGTTCCGGGTGTCGAACATGGCGACCATCCGCTCCCCGTTGGTCAGGTCCAGGGCTTGGAAGGATTCGCCCGAGGGTCCGGCCACGCTGACGCCCTCGGCGTGGGTCCCGTCCCCGAGGTGGACGGTGCCGATGCTCTCCTCCGCGTCTGAGGTCGCGGTGAGTTGGACGTTGCGAAGGCCTGCGTCAGAGGTGGACCCATCCGCCGTCACGGTGAAGTAGACCTTCGCCGCGTAGGTCCCATCGGACCAGGGGGCGAACGGCTCGTCCACGTCCTCGTTGGCCCCGACGAGGTAGATGCCCTTGCTGGAGGGGGAGTCAGCGATGACCGAGATGCCATCGGGGCCCATGCTCCAGGCGTCGGCCTCGCCGGAGTACCCCGCATCGTTGATGGTGTGGCCCTGGGGCGTGGTCCCCAGGACGGGCTCGGTCCCGTCCCAGACCTTCCAGACGCCCGTGATTGATGTGGCCCCGACCCGGATGCGTCCCGACTGCCCCAGGTACTCGATGCCGCCCTGGTCCTTCTGGTAGGAGTTCGACATGAACGGCCAGTTGAAGCCGCAGGCATGGGCGTAGGGGTTGGAGACGGTGGAGGCGTGCCAGGAGGTCCGGTAGCCGACGTACAGGTAATCCCCCTCAGCCGGGAGGAGGTCCGCAGGGACCGTGACGGTAACGGTGCTGTTCCGATACCCCAGGCCCACTGCCGTTCCCTCACGCATCGTTGTGGGCTGTGCTGCGCTCGCCACAATCTCGACCGCTCCGACCTCGGCGTATCCCGGCCCCTGGACGCCACCGAGGCTGTTGGAGATGGGCATATCGAACTCGATGCCAGCGGCCCCCGAGGGGATAGCCGGCATCAGGCAGCGCATCCACACCTCGTTCTCGGAGAAGCCCCCGAAGTGGTTGTTGAGGCCGCCGCACGTTGACCAGGACACCTTGCCGACCCACGACTGGTAGCCGTTGAGATGAGAGCGGAGCCATTGGCTGCCCGTCTTGCCCAGGAGGGAGGTCCAGTAGGGGTCCTGGTAGTTGGAGACATCCCAATGGTCCCGGCTGTGCGTCATGGTTCCTGCCAGGACGAGCGTGATGGGGTCCCCATCCGATTGCGTCGGCGGGGCGATGGTCGGCCAGTCGTCCAGGGTCGGCTCGGGGTCGGTCGGGACCGCGATGTCCCCCCGGATGGGCCGGGATGGTCGGCGGTGGACCTTGCGCCGGTCGGAGAACTCGATGTACGAGCGGAGGTAGGCATCCCCGGCATCGTCGTGGGGGTCAACAGCCGTGGTCACCACGGACGTGATGTATCGGTCGTAGTCCAGGCCCCAGAGGGCGTTGACGATATGGACCTTCGCCCCGGTCCTCAGGCCCGGCTCATGGACCACGCAGTTGCCATCCGTCAGGGGCTGGTCGAACTCGGAGAGGAACTTCCCGCCGATGCGTCGGGCCCCCTTCGGCCCCTTGAGGGAGGTATCCGTCAGGGATGACTGCTGCCACCCGTACAGGGCCTTCTGGGTCGCGTCATACGACCACTTCGCCTCGGCTTCCTTCTCAGGGATGACGTAGACCATCGTGGCGAGGTCCTGGGAGTCATCGAAGTCCACGAACTCGCGGTAGGGGTAGGTGTCTGAGAAGTCGGGGGCGCTGTTGTCCAGGTCGAACTGAGCCACCGCCGTGATGGTGCGGAAGAACGAGAGCGTCGGGGACCCGTCCTCGTCGTCATCGAAGTCCACATCCATGAACAGGGACCGGTCGGAGGCGATGGACTCGAAAGCCTCCAGGCACGTCTGCCCGTGGTAGTTGGCCGGTTCCACGTACTCATCGGTCGGGACCCCGGAGAGGTCCAGGTCCATGCCGAAGTTGAGGTGCTTGTACACCCAGCGGAGGCGCTTGCGTATCGTCTCCCGCTTGCGGTCCTTCTTGCGCGTGATGACCGAGTCGTCCAGTTTGGCCGTGTAGTCCTGGGCCTCCAGGAGGAACGTGCGGGGCCCGACCTCGGACTCCTGACCCCGGCCCCGCCGCTTGATGTGACCGGCGAACACGCGGATGCCATCGAACTTGACCCAGACCTTGTCCTCTACCTGGAACACCAGGGTGTTGTTCTCGTCCACGACCTCGCATGAGAAGGTCGCCGCGTCCTCCGGTCGGGCGTCCGTAATCTCGATGCTCTCCAGCGTGGGGTAGAAGTCGAACGCATCCCCCGACCTGGGGACGCACCGGAATTGCCAGCCGCCCCGAGAGGGGCCTACGTAGGCGGTCATCTAGTCCCGGACCTTGGAGCCCGGCCAGTCGCGCCGACGCTTGCGGTCGCGCATCCCGGTCCGGCGCTCGATGCGCTTCGCCAGTTGGTCGATGCCCTTGTCGTCAGCGATGAGGGTGCCGACTTGGATGGTGACGCCTCCACCTCCAGCCCCTGCCGGGGCCATGGACGCTGCCATGCCAGCCATAGCGCCCGCTGGAGCCAGGGCCCCGGCCAACCGGTCCCCGACCCCGGCAGCGGAGCGAACGAGGCTGTCTGCGCCGCCGAGCCACGCCTCCATGACCTTGCGGCCCCCGGTGTCGATGTCGGACAGGGGCCCCTTCGGGGGAGGCGACTGGCCCTGGGTCCGGGCGCGGACCTCAGCGAGGACCCTATCCACGGCAGCGGTGACGTAGGCTGACCCGGCCACGATGCCATCCGCCAGGGTCGCCATGAGGTTCGAGCCATCGGAGAACAGCGACTGGCCGCTGACGTGGTTGCCGATGCGGTCGAGTTCGGTGATGGACTCGGTCGCCGCAGCCGAGGCCTCGGCGGTCATCTTCTGGCGAGCCGCCTTCGCCTGGGCTGCCTGGGCAGCCTTCTGCTTCTGCGCTGAGGCCTTCGCCTTGTTGGCCGTCTTATTCCAGGCCTTCGCTGTCTCGTCCCCGGCCCCCTTGTAGGCCTTCGCAATCGCCTTGGAGGACGCCACGTTCTTCGCCCGCAGCTTCTCAATCTGCCCCTGCTGCTTGGCGCGGGCCCGCTCCCAGTACCGCTGGGCCATGGGGTCCCCGACCTCGGTCGCCTTGCGGATATTGGCGACAATCTTCTTCATGCGAGCGGCCATATTCTCCAGCCGGTCGCCCTTGCTAATCATCTGTGGCGGATTCTGGAGTGCCTGCTTGATGTTCCCGAAGCCCTTGCCGACCTCGGCGCTCGCCAGCCGGAAGTCCTCTCGGATGGACGAGGCGATGTCCAGGTCGGGGTCCGCGTCGATGGGCTCGCTGACCGTCGCAGCGAGGGAGGCCTTGCCGGAGGCGATGTACTGCTCCAGGGCCCGTATCTGGTTGTTGACGACCTCGGAGGGGTTGGAGCCGAATATGAACTCCAGGCCCGACCCGAGGATGTTGCCCTCGCCCAGGTCCCCGATGCTGTCGATGGCACCGGCCACACCATCGACTTCCTTGACGTACTTGCGGAGGTTCGCCAGGGCCTCCTCAGCCTCCTGCTGAGATGGGGACCCCTTCAGCCAGTTGGCGAAGTCATCGTCCACCTTCGCTGCCTGGGCGAAGTTGGCATCTCGGACCCGGATGAGTTCCTGTATCTCAGCGAGGATGATGAGGGCCATCGCCGCAGCCGCCGCGATACCGAACGCCTTGCCGAACTTCCCTCCGGCGAAGGTCCCCATCTTGCCCCAGGCAGCCGACCCTCGGACGACCCCGGTGATGCCCTGGGCACCCATCATCGCCATGCCGACCGCTCGACCGATGAGGGCCCCGCCCTTAGCGGCTGCCCCGGTCACAGCGGATGAGGTGAGCATCTTCGCCACTCCCTTCCCCAGGGCGCCGCCCAGGGCTGGCAGGAGGAAGATGGCGTTGCCCATCGCGTCCGCGATGCCGGCGAACCCATCGGTCAGGGGCCCGATGCCGACCTTGACGCGGTTGACCATGCCCCGGAAGTCATCGGCAAAGGTGTTCGTCTCGGCTGCGAGGCCTGCGATTGTCTCCTCCCCGCTCTCCAGGGAGTCCGCGAAGTCATCGAACTCGAAACGGCCCTCTCGGATGGCCGCGACCATATCGGGACCGGCGCGGCTGCCGAACTTGGAGACGCCCAGGGCCATCGCCTTCGCCACGTCGTCGGTGTTCTTGATTGCCTCAAAGAGTTGTTCCGTACCCTCCTTGGCGTCGATGCCCTCCTTCGCAAACTCGCCTAGCGCAATCTTGAGGCCGCCCAGGGCGAGGGTCGTGTTCACGCCCTCCTTCTCCCACTTGGAGAGCATCGCCACGGCATCCACCATGTCGTAGCCCAGGTTACGGAGGGGAGCGCCGAACTGGACCATCGACTCAGCCAGGGCGTCCACGCTCATGCCGGTCGCCTGCGAGGCCCGGAGGAGGAGGTCGTTCGTCGCCAGTTGGTCCTCGGAGGCGACCGACCAGTCACCGTAGAGCCGGGTCACCTTGTCGATGGCCGTCCCCACGTCAACGTTGAGGAGCCTGCCCATGTCCAGGAAGGACTCGGACAGGGCCTCCAGGTCATCCCCGGCAAGGCCGGTCCTGGTCCGCACGTCTGCGACCGCCTGGGACACCGTGGCGAGGTCCTGGGGGACCCGACCGGCTACGGACTTGAACGAGTCCTCCACCATGGCGAGGTCGGCCCCGATGTCACCGGTCCCGACACGGATGGCGTTGGTGGCAGCCTTGTACTCGTCCCCAATCTTGAGGGCCCCGGCTGCGGCCGCGCCGATACCGGCCCCGATGGCAGCACCGGCCAGTTGGGCCCGACCGCCAAAGGACTTGAGCGCACGCTGCGCCTTCGTGGTGTCAGCGTCAACGAGGATGCGGAGTTTGCCCAGGATGCCGTCTGCCACCGCCGCTACTCCTCGCTATCGCCTGACTTGACCTTCTCCATGCTAGCAAGCCGTTCCGCCCGTAGGCGGCGGTAGTCGGCTGCGATGGCTCCGGTACGGTGAGCCTCCTCCTGGGCCGATAGCCTCGGGGGGAGGGACGGGTCGCCCAGGATGTCCTGTGGCAACCACACCCGGCTTCCCTGTTTCCGGTGGACGTTCATGTACTGCGAGATGAGGAGCGACAGAAGGTCAGGGGTCGTCCGGGTCCCGATGGGTTCGAACTGGTCAAACACCATCCACTCCATGAACTCCCGGCTGCTGACCCCTCGCTGGCACTCCTCCACGGAGCGATACCCCAGCGCGAGGGTCAGTCGGAACCAGAAGCGTCGTTCCTCGTCTCTGGTAGGCGCTCCTGCTCCTCCTCCTGGTTCCCCATGCCGGAGAGGCGGGACGCGACTTCAAACAATGGCTCGATGACATCATCGGGGAGGAGGGATGCCAGGGCGTCCCACTCCTCCTCGGGGTATCCCATGGACGCGGCCACGACGCGCCCGTGGTGCTGCTGTAGACGTTCCGCGAACGCGACGGCCACCTCATCGGGGACCTCGGTGTCCTTACTGAATGTCTCCGGGTCGATGCCTGCCTCCCTCAGGGTTCGCCGGACCTCGGACACGAGCCGGACCCTAGCGACCCCTGAGAGGGCGAACAGGCGGATGACCTTACCCCCCAACTCGGGGACCGGTACGTCTTCGTAATCGGTCCTCAGAGTCAGGAGTTCGTCGAGGCTAGGCGGTCCCAGGTAGGGCACGCCCCCTCCCGCTTCGACAGTCATGGTGTGGGTTGTCCTCCCGTTACGAGCCGAACGCCAGCGTCGGTGCCGACTTCGGGCTGATGGTCACGTCGGCCATATCGTGACCGGCCACGGGGCTCGACAGGCTGAAGCCCGTCACGTACCCCTGGAAGGTCTGCGTGATGCCCGACTGGAGCGTCACGACGAATGCGTGTTCGCTCCGGGCCTCCCACGCGGCGAACAGGTCCTGCTGTCCGGCATCGGAGGATACGACGGCCATCGGGAACGAGAGGTCCCCCAGCCGCTTGATAGTGGGGATGCGCTCCTCGACCCCATCGGGGGAACCGTGGTGCGTAACCTCGTCCAGGTCGGTACTGAGTTCCAGGCCCGAGATGTCCCCGACCTCCTGGATGTCCTGGGCGTCGATGGTGACAGTCGCCCCGTATGAGGCGACCGCATTGGTGGCAGCCATTGGCTGGAACCTCCTGCGCTACGACCCTACCGGGTCTGAGTAGTGGACCTCGGCCTGCCGCAGCCTGCGGTACAGCCGGGTCCTGGTTTCGTAGTCGTCCAGGACGACCGACAAGAATACGGACCCGATACGGTAGTCCCCCCAGGTCCCCCGGTAGCCATCTAGGGCGTCCTGGAGTTCCGTGGCGAGGTCCATCGCATCATCCGCGTCCTCAGCCCAGCAGTCGAACTGGTAGGACACCATGTGGTCGGAAGGACCGCTGTGAGAGTAGTGCGAAGTGGGCCCAGACACAAGCGAGTAGGTCAGGGCCGGGAGTTCCCCCTCCTGGGGTCGCTTCCCCATGGGGTAGATACGGTCCCCGATTGAGAGGACCCCGGACAGGTAATCGAACATCGCGGCGTCTAGGCTCATCGGATTGGCTGTGTCCTCCGGCGTCGGGTCCCTCGGATGACGGACCGGAACTCATCGGCGGCTGCATCGGTGGCCGGACCCCTGGACTGCTCCAGGGCCGGACGGGCCGATGGTTGTGCCGGCATCTCGCTGTCACCGAACTCCAGGCGGGAGGCATAGAGGACCGGCTGCTCGTTCCTCTCGACGCTACCGAGCCAGGAGGTGCCCACCGCTGCCCCCTTCTTGCCCAGCCATTGGACGGCCAGGGCGTCCCGGTAGTTGCCCTCCAGGACGGGGACCAGGGCCCGCCACTTATCGCGGATGACCTCCCCCGCTGCCATCTGTGCCGGGTCCTCGGCCTCCATGAGGTCACGGCTCGTCTGGTCGATGTTCCGGCGCAGCTGCTTTAGCCCGAGAATGGTCGTGGTCATGGCGTATGCCTCACGGTCCAGGCGACGGTCGTGGGGGTCCCGAAGGGGGGAGGTTCCAGGATGCGCCGGATGTCGTAGTAATCCGAGCCGACCACGACTCGCATCCGTGGCCGGAGGCCCAGACTGGCCCCTCGGAACTGGACCTCGTAGGCGTCCTCCTCCGGTCGAGCCCAGTCCTCATCGCGCTCGCTGATGTCCAGGGGAAGGACCCTAGCCTCGGCGTCGGCTAGATGGGTAGCCCAGGTGTAAGTGACGGCCCCGGTGTCCGTTCGCTCCTCAGTCGGGTCCTCGACGGTGACCCGCTCCCAGTACCCACTCACCTTCCCGTCTCCCCGTCTAGAACGATATGTGGCTGGGCGGGTGTCTCAGGAATGAACCGCTTTACACCCCGCCCCCAGAAGTCGTCGCTACTACGATACGGGCTTCTGGCAAACCCTGGACGGCCCAGAACGGACGGAGTACTCAAGTCGGCCTCCTACGCGAACGCGTTTCGCAGCCAGTCTGACAGGATTGTAGCCGCTGTCTGAGCGCCGTCCAGGCGGGGGATAACGGCCCTGACTCGGGCCTCTCGGGCCGCTCTTTCGGCGTCTGACTCACCGCCGTTGACCAGCCTTCGGGCGACCTGGATGAGTTCCTCCCCACCGTCTACCTGGACCCCGGCTTGCGCCCAGAAGCGGAGGCCGTGGTCCACGTCTCGACGGTACGCCGGGATGTTGAGGGCGATGGTCGGTCGGGTCCGCCCGAGTTCCCAGAGGGTCGAGGAGTTGTCCACCGCGTAGACGGTCGCTCGGCGGGCGACCTCCTCCACGTCCGAGATGAACGTGATGCCCAATCGGTGCGCCCAGGCCCGGATGCCATCACGGGCCCTGGGGTGTGCGTGGAGGGCGAGGGGAACCTCCTGCCGGAGGGCCCCCAGGTAATCCGCGTAGTGGGAGAAGCCGTTACGCATCTCGGGGACCTGGGCCCCGCTCCAATGGAACGACACGACCAGGAGAGGACGGCCCGCATCCTCGGGAGGGGGGAGGACACGGGCCGCCCCGATAACGTGGACCGGCGTCTCTGGGTAACGCTCGGCCCACCGCGCGGCGGCGAACGCATTAGGTGCCAGGATGAGGGAGCATCCATCGCGCCCATCCCCTCCCGCGTACGCGCCGTGCCGGGACATTCGTTGGTCGCCTGCGTAGGACTGGCCGCAGCCATGCTCCATGTAGGCCTGAGCGGCAGGGCCGCGTTTCCCGGCCCTCCGGTAGTCCATCACGCCAGCGGTCAGGACCGGGTTGCCGGTGCGCTCGTGCTGCTGGGCCCCGACGACCCCTCGGCCCTGGAGCCACCGGACGAAGTTGACCGTGTGGCCGAAGAACGTACCCCGGACCTCCTGGGGGAGGGCCTGCCACACGGGGATGAGATGGTGAGCGTAGCCCTCCTGGGTCGCGTAGAAGTCGAGCCTCATCAGTACCCCGTCCCGGTCCTGGGGCCGATGCCGGCATGGATGACCTGGGGCTCGGCGTCCAGGGTCCCCCACATCCCGACCGAGGCCTCCTCGTTGCGGAACAGCCTCCGGCTGAACCGGTGTTCGCTGTTCGTGGATGGGGGCCACCGGTTGTGCTGGAGCGTGGAGATGGGGGCGACGTTGGGGTTGAGCGTGTAGAACTGGCGGTGCCTGAGCCAGGGGTGCCCATCGGTCGTCTCGGGGATGAACAGGTCCGGGTCGAAGCGGCTCAGTTGATGGGGACCGGCTGCGACCTCCTCCGGGAAGTGGCTGTTACGGAGGAATGCCATCTGCTGCACGCCCGCCTGGGCGATGACCTGGACGACCTCCCCCAGGTCGATGCTGGAGGTCCAGAGCATGTCCTCCTCCATCCACAGGACCCACTCCACCGGGAGGGACCTCGCCTCGTTCCAGGCGCGGGCGATGGCGGGCCCATGCCCCAGGTGTGGGTGTGCGTCGATGGTCGCCTCGGGGTAGGTCGCCCGCAGCCATTCGGCCATGTCCGGGTCGCCGGAGTCGTCACAGATGAGGGTCGCCACCGGGGCCGGGGCCACGAACTCCCGAACGGACTTCATCATGTCCTGGAGGTGCGAACGGCGTCCATTCGCCGTGACGACCAGCCCGACCCGTACTTGACCTGGGACACCTGACTGGACCTTTGCGGTCCGCTCGGACAGGAGTAGCCGCATCTTCTGGCGGTTGCGGGTCCTGACGTATTGCTGCCCCAGGCGGCGGTTCGCTAGGAACTGGGGGTCGCTGGTGTTCCGGTCCGACGAGATTGGGTGCCAGAGGTGGAACACCTGACCCTTCGTCTGGGTCAGGCCCCGGATGACCCGGCAGGCATGGGCAAAGGCGGTGTCCTCCCAGCCCCATCCGACGAACCGCTCATCGTATCCCCCGACCGCTTCGTACAGGGACCTGGGGACGATGGCGAGGCCTCCCTCGGGGACGTTGGAGGGGAGCGTCTTGCCGCCCTGGAGAGGGCCCCCGGCGAGAACGGCAGCCGTCTCCTCCTCGCTCAGTTGGGTGTAGTCCTGGTAGGGCCGGACGAACCGCTGCGTCTTATGGGCTCGCTCGACCCCGGACCGGATGACCTCGGCGTCTGCCGGGACCGTATCGGCATCAGCGAAGATGGCAACGTCCCAGGTCCCCGCAGCCTGCGCTGCTCGGTTCCGGGCGGCTGCGGCATTGAAGCGACCAGGGCCGGGGTCCTCCCCCACGTGGACCTCGTACCCCAGGGAGCGCCACCACTCCTCGACGTATGCCCAGGCCCTGTCCCGGTGTCCCCCATCGGCGCGGCGGGGGACCAGGACGACCGTGCGCGGTGCATAGGTGGAGTTGGTGGAGGCCCAGAAGTGTTCGCAATAGGGGGCCTCCCGACCAGGGACCGGGCGACCGCTGGCCGTCTTGGGGTAGAACGTCCGCGCCGGGAGGACGCGGCTGTCACAGCACCTGTGGTGGACGAGGAACGCAGCCGTGAGGAGGGTGCCCCCCGTGGTATCCCAGGGCGGGTCGTAGGTCCTCAGGTTGTAGAGGAGGTCCAGGGCCGTCCCGACGACATGGCCCCTGGGCTCGGACCCGATGGTGCCATTCGCCACTCGACCAGGGAGCGAGGCGACCGGCTCGTACGCGGCGAAGGCGTCGGCCTCCATGAACGGGGCCCCATCGAACGAGCGGAGGGGCTTGGAGTCGATGTCCACGTAGACGCCCCCGACCTCCTGGAGGATGGCGAGCCGTGCGATGTCAGCGGCCCCGTGCCAGCATTGGGCCTCCAGGCGCTCGCGCCATGCGCCTTTCGGGAGGTTCCTCAGGGACTCGATGGTGTCCTCTGACCAGAGGAACTGCTCCCAGTCTGGGTGCATGTCCCTCCAGGCCCCCAGCCATTCGTCCGGGACATCTCGGGGGCCGAGCCAGATGTGGTGCAGGACCTTCGGAACGCTCACGGTGCCCACTCGTAGAGGTAGTTCGCAGCCCGGATGGCAGACGCCACGGCTTCGTGCTTCGGCAGTTTCAGCGGAGGGAGAGTCATAGGAGCCGGACTTCCTTCCCTTCGTCCAGGAGGGCGATGACCGCGCCCAGGTCAGCCGGAGACAGCCGCCGCGCACCGTCTGACCGGTAGGCCCATCCCTCGGGCATAGCGGCCCGTGGTGACAGAGCCAGGGAGCGCAGGGCCCATCCGGGACCGGCAGGCCTGACGTAGGGCCCCTCCTCAGGGGCGACAAGGTACTCGTGCATCCGCTCCCCGCCCCTGGACCCGATGGACTGCTGCTGGACCCCAGGGGCCACGGCCTCGGCAAGGTCGGCCATCGTGGAGGCCGGAGCGGCAGGGATGAGGACTTCCCCAGGTTCCAACTCGAGACTGCCGAACACCAGACCAACGGCGTCGTCTAGGGTCAGCCAGTAGCGGGTCATCTCGGGGAAGGTCACGGTGATGGGGCCCCCGGCTTCGGCCTGCTTGCGCCACAGGGGGATGACGGAGCCGTTGGAGGCGAGGACGTTCCCATACCGGACGAGGTGGAAGTCGGTGCCCCGGCCCTCCATGGCGAAGGCCTGCCACAGGCGCTCCATGAGGGCCTTGCTCTGACCATAGGCGGATACCGGCGTGGTCGCCTTATCGGTGGAGATGCCGACGACCTCCGGTACGTGGGCCTCCAGGGCTGCCAGGGCCACGTTGAGTGACCCGTCTACGTTCGTCTCGACCAGTTCCTTCGTCTGCCTCTCGGCCTCCGGCACACGCTTGAGGGCAGCCGCGTGGATGACCAGGGACGCCCCCCGGAAGGTGTGGGCCAAGTAGGCCCGGTCCCGGATGTCTCCGATGACGTACCGGTGCCAGGGCCACCGCTCGCGCATACGGGCCTGCTTGGCTTCGTCCCGGCTGTAGACCACGAACTCGGTGTCCCACCGCTCGCGCTCGGCGGTGGCGATGATGTGGGTGCCCAGGGAACCGGTGCCCCCGGTGATAACGACCCTCCCCGCGCTCATCACGAAGCGACGGCCTCGGTAGCGACCGGACCGATGGTGTACCCCCCTGCCGGCACAGCGGAGGTCAGCCGCGTCGTGTTGGGGACCGAGGGCCGGAGGAGGGACTTCCAGGCGTTGTAACGGAGGTCCTTCTGTGCGCCGAAGTCGGTCTGCGCCGAGAAGCCCCCGGCACTCTCGGCCGCGTAGGCGCTGGCGTTGACCTGGAGCCGGACCAGGAGGAGGACGGCCCGCTTGACTTCATCCTCGTCGTCTGGGGTGTAGGTGACCTCTACCTGTCCGGTCCAGGCGTCGGAGGAGGAGGGGACCACATCACTCCAGCCTCGGAGGGAGGCGCTGGAGTAGGCCCCGTCATCGTCCTCGATGCTGACGGCTGAGGTGTGGCGGGTCAGGCGCAGGACCTCATCGCCGTCCTCGGGGACGAAGAACTGAGTCCGCTCGCCGGTCAGGGGCCCGACCTTGCGGGTGAGCCATGACTCCTCGCGGTCGATGACGTCCTGTAGGTCAGCGTCGGAGAGCGAGGTCGTGATGAGGGCGCGGGCCTCATCTACGGACAAGACGGACATGCGTTCCTCCCGGTATGAAGTGGGGGCCCGCTAAGGGGCCCCCAGGTGTCCCGCTCTTACGAGCCGGGGTCCTCAGTCAGGACCGCGAACGGGAAGCGGCTGGAGGCCGTCTCCTGGACTCGGTTGACAGGGTTGGCGACCGCGAACGCGACACGCATGGTGGCGCGGAGCGCGATGGCGTCCTGCTGCATGAGGTTCAGTTGCACGTCACCGGAGCCGTCTGAGATGACGCCCTCGGTGAAGATGCGGTAGTTGATGTCCTGGCGGACACCAAGGATGGCGGCGTTGCGGTCGCCCACAATCATCGCGTAGGTGTCATCCCAGGCACCGTTGCTCACGTACCGGAGGTCGTTGCCGTAGATGGCGTCGATGCCGTCGGTCGTGAGGGCCTGGGCGAAGATGGGCTTGTCATCGGTAGCGCGGAGGCTGCGAAGCCGACCACGGATGTTGCGCCGCGCATAGGCGACGTTCACATCGAAGCCGTCGTCCTCCACCTTCTGCATGGCGTTGCTGATGTCAACGTCCAGAAGGTCCCCGGACACGGTGCCGATGATGTACTCGTTGTCTGCGCTGATAGCGTCGGTAACGATGTCATCCGGCCACGCGGTCGGAGCGTTGGTGCCGAACAGCGTGGCGGCGTCAATCTTCTGACCGAACGCCTCCGCGATACGCGGCGTAATCTCGGCCCACAGGTCGATGGTGCTGTCCGCGACCACGGCCTCCGGGATAGGGATGATGACCGCCAACTCGCGGGCATACAGGGTGACGTTCTCCCAGTTCTGCTCGCTCGTCTGCTTGAGGCCGGTGTCGCTCTCCCCGACCCAGTAGGCGGAAGGGAGGACGGACAGAACCGGCACCTCGGTCTGGGCGCGTGGCATCGTCACGCGGCGGAAGGTCCCCAGGGCCACGCTGGAGTACGTCATGGAGTCGATGACCCCAGACGCATACTCGACCGGGATGAGCCCGGCTGCGTCGGTCCTGCTGACCAGGGAGTCGTAGGTCGCCATGGGGCGAACCTCCTCTCAGGGCTTAGCCGCTCACGCCTGCGGCGCGTCGGATGATGTCGTTCATGTCGTTGCCCTTGGCGGCTGAGGCCCCTCGCTTCCCGCCCCCGAAGTCGGGCGCGGAGATGAGGTAGTCGTTGTCCTTGGCGATGGCTTCCAGGAGAGCGCCGACGTTGGACGGTTCCCCATCCTTGTCCCGCTCGACCTTTGACTGGTCCAGGAGCCGGTAGGCGATGTCCGGGTTACGGAAGCCCAGGCGGGTCGCTTCGGTGACCGATGCTAGACGCAGGGACTGCTCCTGCGTCTTTCGCTCACGCTCCGCTAGCGTGGACTCCAGGCCTGACAGTTTCGCCGTCAACTTCTCGACCTCGGACTTCTCGCCCTCGGACTTCTGAGCCTCGGCTTCCTCGCGCTTGCGCTTCTCCTCGCGGTAGGAGTGGTTGTCCTTCTCCAGCGCGGCGATGCGCGAACGCAGGGCCTCTACGGTGTCCTCGCCTCCCTGGGTCGCGCCCTGCGCGGTTCCCTGGTCGTCAGAGGTGGCCCCCTGGGCCTGCTCCGTGGCCGCTCCCTGAGCGGTCGCGTCGCCCGTTTCGCTCGTCATGTTGTCCTATCCCTCCGGTGGTGTCAACGGCTCGTCCTGCCCGTCCTGGGCTGGTGCCGGTTCTGTCTGGGGGGTCGGGGGTTCCTCGGGCTCGTCCACCTCGGGATAGCCCAGGGACACCCGGCCCTCGTTGCGGTCGATGAGCCCCGCGTCGAACGCCTTGACGGTCGCATCGGTACGGGCTGCATCGTTCCTCGTCTCGGGGTCGCGCCAGTTGGTCACCGCCTCCTGGTCGCGCGCCCTGGTATCGCCCGACGCGATGAGCGCAAGTCGCATGACCTGTTCCCATCCCTCCCCGAAGTGGATGAGTTGCGTGCGGACCTTGGAGATGAGTCCGGCCTCGCTCGACTTGAGCGACTCGCCGGATGGCGGCACAGCCTGGGGCTGCCCCAGGAGGTAGTGATACGGCATCCGTGAGATAGACGCCATGGCCCCGACCTCGGACTCAATCATCGCCTGATATGGCCCCAGGTCGGTCTGTGAGAACTCCCCGAACTTCGTCTCCGTGGGGCTGGGGTCCTCGGGGTCAGGGGGCGGCACGACCCACAACCGGTCAACCGCCGACTTGAACGGCTCGATAGGGTGCCCCGTCTCGGGGTCCTCGGGGATGTCGAGCCCGGTCGCCCACCGCTGCCGGAACGCTCCGAACTCGGCGGCGATGAGGGCGTCGGCCCTGTACTTGTTGATGGCGTCCTGGTTGGACATCACCGGGCCCACCTCGGACTTCCCCTGGCCGTTGAGCCGGGGCCGGTTCACGAGAGGGATGAGGGGGACCTCGCCCAGGTCGTTCCGCTGGGGGAAGGGAAGCCCAGGCAGCGGTGCCAGGGTCATGCCCTCCTGTACCTGGGTCCTGGACCATCGCTGCGTCGAGCGGAGCGCATACACGGCGTCCGGGAGGTACAGGAACACGACGAGGTGGCCCTCCAGGTCCACGTACCGCTTGAGGCCTGCCAGTTGGCGCGACGGGTCCTGGGGGTCCGGGAACGTGATGGTGTCGTAAGCGTCCTCGACGGTGATGAGAGGGGCCTGCCCCAGGGGCCGGGGATTGACGAGGACATAGGCGATGGACTTGACCAGGGCCTCCGTATGGGCCATCTGTGAGCGGCTGTCCATCTTCGCCTTCTGCCAAAGGCTCCAGGCCCGAGCGTTCCGACGCTTGGAACCGAAGTCGAAGTTCGTGACCTCCATGCGCTCCCTGGTGCCGTCCACGACGAGCGAGCAGAAGTTGGAGGTGAACGCCCGGAACCGGCCCCCGAACGCCTCCCGGAACTTCTCGGAGGCGAAGGCGAGCGGCTGGTTCCCCTCGTAGTAGTCATCCCAGGTACGGAGGATGAGGGAGCGGGTGTCTAGGTCCTGGAGGAGGCGACGGAGCCACCACGCAGCCGTCCCCGTCTCGGCCTTCTCCATGAACGCGGAGTTGTAGACCGGAGGGGCCACGTACTGGTACGACCCCTGGGGGAGGGAGGAGTCTAGGGGCCCGACCTGGACCGTGGACTCGACCCGGCCCGATAGGACATCCTGCATCGTCATCTCAGAAGCCTCGTGGTGTTCGTCCCTTGCGGACGTATGGCTTGGGCGGGTCAACGTTGGCGACCTGGACGGCCATGACCAGAGCGATAGCGGAGGTGTTGAGCCGCGTCTTTCCCTTGACGACCATCATGCCTCGTTCCGTCAGTCGGGCCTCCGAGTCATCGACATGCTTGGCGAGGAGGGCATCCCCGTCATGCACCAGTCTGCCAGAGGTCACCAAGTCGTACGTCATCGTGGACGCAGGGCCCATCGTACTCGCCGTCTGCCCCATCGTCACCATGTTCAGCCCCTCGGACTCCAGGACCTCGGCTGACTCCCGGAAGTTGTAGGGGTCGAACGCGAACGCAGGGCCGGGGAGGAGGCGCTTCGTCTTTGGGTCCCGGACCATCGCAGCCGGGAACCGACCGTAGAGGTATCGGGCCTCTTCCAGCATCTCCGGGATGGCGATGCGGTCGCCCATGTGAGGCCGGAAGTGCCGGACCCGGACGACCATGCCATCGTCTCGCCGCTGTGCAACGACGAAGGCGGCCAGTTGAGATGCCGGGGCCTTCTCGATACCGACCCCGACCGGTAGGGCCTCATCGAGCCCGTGGTACGGGTCGCGCTCGTCCTCCTCATCGCGCCCGCACGCTGCCCAGGTCCCGTCCGGCAGCCATGTCTCCTGTGACCCACGAATCTGGTTCAGGTGATAGATGCGCCATTCCAGCAGCCGTCCCTTCTGCTTCAGTTTCCCGAACTCGCGTCGGAGGACATCCTCGGTCAACCAGGAGGCCGGGTTGACGCCGAGCCACACCTTCGGGTCCTCGATGTCCGCGTTGTCTGGGGCCCCGTACCAGTAGACCAGGATGCCGTTGTCCCGGTCCCGGTATCGGGTCAGGTAGGGGTCGCTCCGGTCCAGTTCCCCGGTCCCGGAGGACATCTGCCCGTAGAGGTCCCGGAGGAGGTTGTCCTCGTCCAGGCCTGCCGTGGTAATCCACACGGTCAGCGGCTCCTCTCGGGCCCCGGTGCCGGTCGTGAGGGCCGTGAACAGGTCCGCGTTCTTGTGGGCGTGAACCTCGTCGATGATGGACAGCGAGGGGTTCAGCCCGTGCTGGAGGCCTCCATCGCTGGAGAGGGCCCGCATGATGCCCCCGTTCCGTACCCCCTCCACCGTGTACTTGAGGACTTTGACCAGGGGCCCCAGGGCCGGGGAGCGCCGCGCCATTCGGAGGGACTGCGACATGACGATACCGGCCTGCTGCTGTGCGCCGGCACCGACGTAGACCTCGGGCTCGTTCTCCTCGGTCCCGACCAGACCGTACAGGCCCATGGCCGCTGCCATCGTGGACTTCCCGTTCTTGCGGGGGAGGCCTAGCCCGACCTCCTGATAGATGCGCCGACCATCGGGCCCGACCTCCAGGGCCTCGTCCCAGAAGTCACGCTGCCATCCCTCCAGGGCCACCGGTTGACCGGCCCAGCGACCCTTCGTGTGCCGCAACTTGTTGGCAGCCCACCACTCAAAGTCCTCGCCCCATCCGGGTCGCCGCTCATCCGCCGACGACACGGAGCCCAGGCCTCCCGGCCTCGGAGAGGGAACCATCGTGGGAGGGGTCCAGGGAGAGGTTCGCCCGAGCGGATGGGGTCAAGCCCAACTCTCGGGCCCACTCCTTGACAGCGTTCCGCTCCTCACGCATCAGCCGATTGAGAGGGGAGGCGATGATGTCGCCGTTCCGGGCCCCTCGGACCAGGGCCCCCGTCGCGGTCAGGTCTGCCGCGTACTGGTTGTACCGGTCCACGGCCTCGACGTAGCACCGGAGGGCGTCCCGGTCGGCGTGGAGGATGACCCCCTCGGGCATCTCCTGGAGGACGTGACGCCATACCGCCTTCGCCCCAGGGGTCAGCCCCTTCGGCATGGTTGGAGGGCGTGACCTGGGGAACGGTTCCCCGTGGTTGAGTCGGCTGGTCCGCGTCTCCCCCTGGCGCAGCTTCTGCGCGACCGGGGCCGGGGCCGGACCCCTACGGCCCATCTTTGCGGACCTCCGGGGCGAGTATCTTCGGCACGGCGTAGCGCCAGTCGATGTGGTGATGGATGCGCCGGTACTGCCGACCGATGGACCGGATGGACACGAACGACGGGCACGCCATGACCGTGTAGAACGACTTGACGTAGGTGCCGGAGTCCAGGTAGGCCTCGCTCATGCCTCCCTCGGTCTGCTGGGTCGGGAGTTGCGTGATGATGACTTGGCTGACGGTCATGAACAGGTCGCCCCTGGACCCCAGGAGGCAGTAGGCGGTCACGTCCTCGTTCATCCGGCCCTGGAAGCCGATAGGGCGGTCCGTCCGGCAGACGTAGGAGTTCATCGCCTTCCGCTTCCAACCCAGGCGCGAGAGGTGGCTGGCCGTTCCTCCAATCATCTCGCCGCCCTGACCCATCGCCACGGTCAGGGCCCCGGTGCCCTCTAGGAGTTGGATGAGGGCCCCGAACACCCCGTTCATGTCCTGGACGTTGCGGGCCCGGTACTTCCGCAACTCCCAGTCCTCCTTCTGCCCTGACGGGTCCGTCTCCCGGAACCGGTGGAGGAGGGAGGGGTAGTCGTCATCCAACTGGACGAAGTAGTCGAGCCCCAGGTCCCGCGCCGCGTCGAACACCGCGTGGCGGGCGTAGAGGATGGCCCTCCGGTCTGGGGACTGGTCCATGGTGTCCAGGCGCTCCGCGACCTTCGCCTTGTCGAACACGATGCACGCCTCATCTCCGAAGCGGGCCCGGTACTGGTCCACCGTCTCGTCCTCATCGTCCAGGAGGAGGTAGAGCCGACCGGTGTACCCGTGACGCTTGAGCGTCTTTACGGTCACCACGTTGTCAGGGCGACCGTGGGTCAGGATGAACACCGCGTAGTTGGAGGGGTCACGCGGCACCTTCGGCCTCCTCCTCCTCATCGTCCAGCGTGGCGAGGCTGGCCATCGTCTCGGTGAACTTGACGTACCCCTGTTGGATGGCGTCGGCGAAGTCGATGATGACCAGGGCGGAAGCCTCCATCAGCCTCTGGACCTCGGGGGAGGCATGGGCATAGAACTCCGCGATGTTGGCGTAATGGAACTGCGTGTGGCGGGTGGCAGCGGCCAGGAGGAACGCCTCCGTGTCCTTGTCCAGGTCGGCAGCGCGGATGGCCCCCTGGAGTTCCTTCGTCTTTACCTCGTCGTAGAGTTCCGCCGTCTTGGGGGCCTCGCTCATCTCCGGCTCGTACCTGGGGGAGATGACCTTGCGGGTGTAGGCGTCCCTCGG